GTGCGCTATTCTAAATATCTCGTACAACACAACACGCCTACAAAAGATCATTGAAGAGTATGATGAAAGAAAGGACTATACTAAAAAACGTAAAGCAGGTCTGCGAGGTCGTCCGGCGAGTGCTGGTGAAATCTCTGAGGCATGTTCTAGCTTCCTCGGAGGAGATACTGTTTCAGATATCTCAAAGCGGCTCTTCAGAAGTCCATCCTTTGTACGATCTATTCTCGAAAGAGTTGGCGTCCCGTCAAGACCGAGCAACAAAGAAGAAAGATTAACGCCACATTATTTTCCAGATGAGTGTGTATCTGAAAGTTTTCAGGTTGGAGAAGTAGTATGGTCTGCAAAATATCATGCCCCTGCAGTTGTAGATAAAAAACACGAAAACCCTACATACTTAGAGAAGTATGGTAGTGAAGCGTATCAAATTTATATATTTGAAAAAGAGGCTGAAGAACTAGACTTTGTATCTACCGCAGGTAAAGGAGGCTTTTATGCCTCTAGCTGCGCCCATGATTTGGGCAAGCTCAATCATCTAGCAAAACTAGGTATTGATTTAAATAAGCAATTATGATAGAAAATATGATAAAAGCACTAAAAGTAGGTAGGGTAACTATTACTTTTAAAAGTCTAACGTCAGGTAGAAAAATAACCGACGATTATACTCTGCAAGGGGTAAATTTACCTCAAAATTCAAAAAGCGATAAGTTAATAGTACTTCATTGTGCTTCTAACACTTACGAAGATATAGAAAAAAGGACGATAGAAGAATGGATAAGGAAATAAAAATGTGGAGCCACTTTTGTGCCCCTAAAGAAACTGTAATAGCTACAGAAGTAGGATCACCCTGTAATTGGTGCGATGTTACAGAAAACGTAGAAAAAGTATATCAAGGACTTTACTGGGCTTATCCTTTAAAGCAGTATTTAAGATGGCCCCAGTATATGGAATATTATTACTGGCGTAACAAAAAAAGTTCTTGACTTTAAGGTTAATTTCACATATAATATGTTTTTATAAAGTGATGGAAGCAAATGGGCGACCGATTTTATCAGCAACAACTAGAACGAACAGGTTTTGCACCTGGACTTAAAAACACTAACAGAAGGAAAAGAAACATGGCTTGGGACGACGATAAAAAAGCACAGGCAGTAGCAATGTACGAAGAAGCACAACCAACTCCAGAAACCAGTATGGAAATTGTGAAAGATATTGCAGAAGAACTAGACGAGTCACCTAACGGTGTTCGTATGATCTTAACAAAAGCTGGCGTTTATGTTAAGAAAACCCCCGCTGCTAAGTCTAGTGGCGGTACAACTGGAGGCAGCACTCGTGTCTCTAAAGCAGCAGCTCAAGAAGCTCTTACTGCTGCTTTAAGTGATGCAGGTCAATCTGTTGACGAAGAGATTATCTCTAAGTTGACTGGTAAAGCCGCACAATACTTTACTTCAATCATTACAACAATAAACGAAGTGTAAAGTACCTTAAAGTCCCGCCACGCCTCTTAACAATGCGTAACCTTGGCGGGCATTTTTTAAAAACGGTTATAAGCCTTTAGCCTTCCGCTCTCCAAATATATAGTACAGCAAAAGATTTTGCTAACCTAATAAAAGGAGATTTTGTGAAAAAAGAGGAACTAGCATCGTTAGTAACTGAGTATGGTGATGCTATAATCACCTATCGCAGTGAAAATTCCAAAAAACTAAAGTATAATGTTTGTACTTTAGACTTTACCACCCCTTATGTAGCGGGCAAGAAAAATAGGGCAAAAGAATCTGACAGGACTCTTTTGCTCTTTTGTTGGGACACAGATTCATATCGACTTCTCAAACCCGAAAACGTAACAAGTGTGGTGCCTCTCTCGTCTATTCTTAGAAACGAGGTATGATATGCAATTATATGAAGCACCAGCTCTATATGAAAAAATCATACATTATAATGAGGATAAAGAGATACAAGTAAGACTTACTATTAATACCTTTAGAGGTATAGAGTACTTACATGTCAGAAAGTATTATCTAGACTTTACCGAAGAATGGCGGCCCTCTCCTGAGGGTGTAGCTATGGAATTGGATTTTAACAATTCTCGGCAGCTTTTTTCAGGTTTGTTAGAAATACTATCGTTGGCAGAATCAAAAGACATCATAGAAGAACATTTTAAAGATTATATAGACGAAATCTATAAATAGTTCTTGACTTTTGCTGGTTCTGTCTGTATAATGTACATATTCCAGTGAGAGTTTTTATGAAAAAATTTTTAGATAAAGCAAGCAAACATTATTATCAAGGTACACCTCTTATTTCTGATGAAGAGTTTGACTCTCTTGCATCGAAATACGACTATAACTCTGTAGGCTACACTGTGACAGATGGGATACCACACCTTTATAAAATGTACTCTTTACAGAAAGTATTTTCAGAACTAGAATTACCTTTGAATTTGCAAGATTATGTATGCACTCCTAAACTTGATGGAGCTGCAGTATCTATTCTATATGTTAATGGGTTACTAGCTTTGAGCCTTACAAGAGGTGACGGAAATGTTGGACGGGATATAACTGATAAAATGAAAGTTTTAGTCCCTAACGAAATTTCTGTAAAAGAAAGTATTCAAATTACTGGAGAGGTAGTTGCTTCTAAAGATATTCCTAATGCTAGGAACTATGCTTCAGGTGCTCTAAATCTCAAAGATATAGAAGAGTTCAAACAGCGAAGTATAACTTTTGTAGGTTACGATATTAACTATACAGTTAAACAGGAAGGACGCTTTTACAAAGAACATACGCTAAAAGCTCTTAGAGACTTTGGTATGTCTGAGGTCAGTACGTTTGATATAAGTAACTATCCTACGGACGGTACTGTATATAGATTGAATAGTCGAGACAAGTTTGATAGAATGGGCTATACAGCACACCACCCTAGAGGCTCTGTTGCTCTAAAAGAACAGAAAGAGGGTCAGATCACCACGCTATTAGATGTAGTATGGCAGGTAGGTAAGAGTGGTGTAGTGAGCCCTGTAGCTATTTTAGATCCTGTGGATATAGAAGGAGCTATTGTATCTCGAGCCACTTTACATAATATAGATTACATACGTAGTCTTGATCTTAAAATAGGCTGTAACGTAGAGGTCATTCGTAGTGGTGAGATCATACCTCGAATTTTACGACGTGTAGATTAAGTGCACCTATTAAAAAATAGTTCTTGACAGAAACCTTAAAATCTCGTATAATATACTTTCAATTTCACGGAGAATACTTTAGTGCAAACTATTCAAGCCCCCACCAACTGCCCTAGCTGCGGTTCGTTACTTGAGTGGTCAAATGATCTTCTTTACTGTAGAAGTAACTCATGTGTCTCTCAAAAGCAAAAGAAAATTGAACACTTTGCCAAAACCCTTAAAATAAAAGGATTAGGCCCTAGTGCTATCAATAAACTTGGCTTGACAGATATCGATGAGATCTACTCCCTTACAGAAGAAGATATTTCTGAAGGATTGTCCTCTGAGAAGTTGGCTAAAAAGTTATATGCAGAAATTAAAAATTCGGAAGCCGCACCTTTTAACACGGTTTTAGCTGCATTCAGCATACCTTTAATCGGAAAAACTGCTAGTGATAAACTCTCTAAAATAATTACTGATATTACTGAAATAAATGAGAGTAATTGTAAAGCAGCGGGACTAGGTCCAAAGGCAACTGAAAACTTATTAAAGTGGTTACATAAAGATTTCTATAGTTTTTATGATGGCTGCTTACCTTTTGATTTCAAGTTTGAAAAAGCCTCTCTTGTAGAGACACTAGGTACAGTTTGTATTAGTGGTAAACTTAAAAGTTATAAAACTAAAGCATTGGCTACTGCTGCCTTGTTGGATAAAGGATATATTGTAAAATCAAGCTTGACCAAAGACGTTACGATACTAGTAAATGAAAGCGGTGTAGAGTCCGCTAAAACAAATCAAGCCAGAAAATCTGGCATAACAATAATTGAAAATCTATTAGATTTAATCGGAGAATAATATATGGCATTGCCAAAATGGACTGAAGAACGTACTGCTGAACTAACCAACTTTGTTGGTGACGAAGCACCTATCTCTCAAGCAACTGTTGCAGAAGCAGCAGCTCAGCTCGAGACTTCAACTCGATCAGTTTCTAGTAAACTGCGAAAAATGGGTTTTGACGTAGAACTTGCATCAGCATCTTCTGTTAGAACTTTCTCTCCTGAGCAAGAGGACACTTTGTCTTCTTTCGTACAGGACAACAGTGGTGAGTATACTTACGCTCAAATCGCTGAACACTTTGACGGCGCAGCTTTTTCTGCTAAGTCAATTCAAGGTAAGATCCTATCTATGGAACTAACCAGCCACGTTAAGCCTGCTCCTAAAGTAGAAACCGTTAGAACTTACTCTGTAGAAGAGGAAGAAACTTTTGTATCTATGGTACAAGACGGCGCTTTCGTAGAAGCTATCGCTGATGCGCTTGATCGCTCTGTAAATTCTGTACGTGGTAAGGCTCTCAGCCTGCTTCGTTCTGGAGATATTGATGCTATCCCACGTCAAGAACACACTAAAGGTTCCGCTAAAGAAGATCCTTTAGCAGATCTTGGTGATATTTCTGACATGACTGTAGAAGCTATCGCTGAAACTATAGGCAAAACTGCTCGTGGTGTTAAAACTATGCTAACTCGTCGTGGCCTTGTTGCTGCCGACTATGATGGCGCGGCTAAGAAAGAAAAAGCATCTGCTTAATCTTTATTAGTTTTTGAAAGACAGGCTCCACGGGGTCTGTCTAAATCTTTGAATTCGGGGGAATTTTTTTGAACATCGCAAGTGCGTTGATAAAGCAAGTGCTCGCACTCCAAGACTTTCAGACTTGGAGTGTCACGCATAGGCATTATTTGCCGAGTGAGTATCATAGCCTGTACAAGGTTATCGATAAGCATTGTGAAGATTTTCATAAAATGCCCACGATTGAAGATTTAAAGTTTGAGATTCGGGACTCAGGTACTCGTGAAAAGTTATACGCTATTGAAAGCGTAGAAGTGGATGCAGATCCATACATGCTTTTAGAGTACCTGAAGAACGAATATGCTCAAAAAGAAATTCTGGACTCACTAGAAGATTATGTCGAGAACTCTGTTGCGTTTGAAAGCGCCCAGGATTCTGTAAATCATCTTCACCAAATCGTACTCGATGTCGAAGACAAGGTTGATTTGGAAGATCCGCAGGAAAGTATGCAACGTATTGAACTGTTTGAGCCAGAAGAAGATTTAGCTAAGTACATGAAACTCGGACTCAATGAAGAGTATGATTACGAAATACAGTTCTCCCCCCGAGATCTTGTTATGGTTGGTGGTCGTCGAGGTGCTGGTAAATCTGTCATCTGTGCAAACATTGCTAATGCAGTGTATGCCAGTGGTAAGTCGGCTATGTATTTCACTATTGAAATGGATAGCCGGTCTATACTACAAAGGTGCTGTGCCATCGCTACTGAAGTTCCTTTTGCTCGTTTGCGTACTCAGAATCTGAGTATTACCGAGTGGGAAAAAGTAGCAAATTGGTGGGCAGCTCGTTATGTTGATGGGCAAGACCGTTTGAAGGAGTATACTTTACACCGTAACTTTGATAAGTTGCATACATCACTTAAAAGTCAGCATGAGCTTCTCCCGACTCAACAGCTGGACGTAGTGTATGACCCTGCACTTACTTTATCCAAGATTCGCGCAGAGCTTGACAAAAAAGTTAAGCCCTTGAATGTTGGTGTTATTATTGTAGATTATATTAATCAGGTAAAGCGGTCGAGTCTTCCCTCTCGCGGAGGGCAGTATGACTGGACAGAACAAATAGAAGTAAGTAAAGCACTGAAATCTATGGCACAAGAGTATGATTGTACAGTATTTTCACCTTATCAGACAGATGCAAGTGG